GTAATTATGCGAGTCTACCACCTTGACTTTGCGACCACGTTCTGTGACGGTTTTGGTGAACGCGCCCTGGTGTATGATGTCGTCGCCGCCATCAATGTTGCCCATTACGGCCACGAGGTGCTCTACAATGCCCTGGTCGGGGTCAACAACCTTGCACTCGCCTACAGAAAATGCCTTCGTTTCTCGCTTGCCGTTGCTTTTGCTCATTTCGTCACCATCCTCACCTGTCGCAGCGTCCTGTTGCTCTTTGTTTATGTAAAAATCGGACAGTCCAGCCTGGTTTATTTCACCGCCCACAACCTGACAGCGCCCAGAGCCTTGCCAGAAGAAGCACAGGCCACAATTGCGCTCCTGATCGCCCGCGTCTTGCTGGTAGCCAGCTTCCTCTTGCGTGAACTGGCGCGATTGTTCGCGGACGACCTCGACGGTCTGGGCTGCGGTCCAATTGCGCTCGTTGGTCGGAAAATCCTGCTTGTTCATTTCGTTTCCTTTGGTCCAATCTTCTTGCGCGGCCCGCCTCTGCGCTTTGGCTTTGACTCAAGCTCGTCTATACGCCGCTGCAATTCAAGCACGTAATCAGCGCCCCGGCTCGAATTAAGATTGACGGCTATGCCCCCATTGCGAATGTGCCAATTTCCATGCTGTTGAAACTTCTGCATACTGTTTACCTCAAAACAAAAAAGCCCGCCTAGAGTTAGGCGGGCTTGTCGCAAGCCTGGGTGTATCTCTAGTCGCGGGCCTTGTCGGAACGCTTTTTTAATTGTTAAGTAGTAGTCTTAGGATGTCGTATTTACCTGTCTCGTCCATAACATCATTGTAGCAAAAATATCCCCGCTTGTCAATAGGTTTTGACCACCTTGACCATTTCCAGCAGACCTCATTTCTCGTTCGCATCTCTGTGACAGTGCGGACATTTTGCAAATTTGCCCCGCGCCCGTCGGTGAAACTGAAAATATTTGACCAGTATATCATCCAACGACACAATGGTTTTGTGTAGCAACTCAACCAGTTCATACTGCCAGGGGTGGGCTAGTTTTGTTTTTTCACTCACTCCTTCATCGCCTCCACTATCGCAACTGCCAAAAAAGCCTCTATCCGTGATTGATTTTCCATCAGCGCAGGCTCTAGCCACGGTCTGCGTCCACTTGCACGCACCGGTCCAGGCCGTTCTACGTAGGGACCGTAGACAATATTAGTTCCCACAATTCCGCTCACGACCGCGCTCGCCGCGCCCAGTGGCGTATAGGTTGCATAGGTTGGGCTGTACTTGCCGCTCACGACCGCGCCCTCCGCGTCCACCGTCGGGATGATGCTTGCACGCAATCGCCCGGTGTCTACGGGGACGTTGATCTTTGCACTGCGCTGTATGAGCAATGTCGCCGTCTGAATCGCTGTAACGATTTTAGGACCACGCAGGGCCAGCACAGCCTGTTCCATCTTGCGCTGAAATTCTTCAAGGCCCTTGATCTTAACGTGGATGTCGTCGGCCATTATATATCAGCCTCAATCACGGGTAAAATTGTGCACCTGCATTGTGCCCACTCACTGGCAGGAGCGCCCATGCTCGCATCACCGGGATACATTAGCTCTGAACCATTCACATTAAACGGCTCATCTATCGCTCTAATCTGTCCATTGGTTGCGCCACTAATGTGACTGTCTCTAGTCCGACTATCTGGCGTTGCTAACCATTCTTTTAATGCAATGTTGAATTGACTAAAAATCTGGACGGTCCCGGAGTTGGACGCCCTGATCGTTTCTGTCCGGCTAATCAAGTCCCGCCTGAATCGTGGCGACCTCTCTTCAAACCACGCCTTTTCCTCGTTCGTCAGCCCGCGCCCGTCAAGTGTAAACTCTGGATCAAGATACCGGTCAAATACCAACTCAAGCTGCTTGCTCAATTGCGGTATGCTCCAACCTTCTTCTAGCGCCTGAGTAATCAACTTATGCAGGTCATTTAACGTCGTCTCAATAATAGGCTGTGCGAATTTCAACGTGTAATCTTGGAACCAGTCAATAGCATCCAGCGGCTCTATATCCCATTGCATCCCTAGCGCCACGCCCCAGGCTTCGCCCTGGTCGTTGACCACGCCGCGCATCAATGGCATGAACTCATTGCGCCATTGCTCATCAGCAAAGTCTTGATAATAACCTTGCCAGTCCTGTTCTATGCTATCAAAGTCTACCGTTTGCTTGAGAGCCAGTGCTGACTTGCCTGCGTCTGAAATAGCGGCCAGCAAGTTGCGCAAGTCGAGCCGCATCATGCGAATGACCGCCTCGGCAAATTGGCCTTCCCAGGATTGAGCAATGCCGTCTACTTGCTTGTAGAGCGTAGCCTTTTGCTCGTCAGTGAAAGAGCTTTTGCGCTGCTTTGTCAATTGCACCTGCTTGGCTCGTTCTAGCCAGAACTTCTCACCATCCCGCTCATCCGTCACAGCATCTATTGCGCTTGCTTCATCTTGCCCTGGCTCTGTCACAGCTGTAACAACAGACGCACCGGTCGGAACAAGATTTAGCGGCACACGACCGATGTCACCGCCTGGTATATCACCCACGCGCAATCCAACTGTATCAAGCGCCTGATTAGACGGCACACCCATCGACCACAGCGTCTTGGCTGCGTCAACCTTGCTCAACATTACAGCCTGTAGCGCTGGGACACGGCTCAAGTCATACTGAACAAATGTACCGTCTGGCGTGTGGAGATGATAGCCCCACTCCTGACCAAACAGGTCTAATTCCGGCACAAATGTATCTTCCCAGAATGCCTGCCTGGCCTGTTCGTAGTTGGAATACGTAGAGCGCATTAGTCCAATTCGGGTGCCAATGAGGATTGGCGGCACGCCAAATGGACTCAATATGCGGCTCTCGTTACGCTCGTCCAGACTCTCAAAGCCCATTTCGTCAAAGCTCAGACCTAACCGTTGGTAGTCGCCGCCGCTGTCCAATACACCAATGTCAGTCCAGTTTTCGCTACCGCCATACATTTCCATCCAGCGGCGCTTAACCTGCGCCAGGACCCTGTCGTCTATTTCGGTACTGAATTTAAGCAAGCCCGGCAACATTGCGCCCTTGTCAAAAAAATCTTTGAGAAACGTGGTAATGTCATTGTCAACATTAGCACTCTGGGCAATAGCCGACATTGGCGACAGACCATAGCCCAATCCATCCAATGGGTCTAGTGGATTGGGAAACTTTATGTGCATCAGGTCCTGGGGCAGAATTGGTGTACCCTGGGCGCTTGACGTGCCCTCTGGTACGTACAAATAACCGACGACTCGCCTTTTGTCACTCTTGCTGACAACAATGCGAATACGGTCTGGCCGTGGCGTGTACATAGCCTCTGGCAACTCATCCGTGCGAGTGCGGTGCATCAGCGCGTAGGCGTCACCTGCGATATTGACAAACGCCGTCAGCGCCGCCTCAAAGTCAGCCTGGGATTGATACGGGTTGGGTCGCGCTATAAGCTGCGCTAATGAATTGGACGGGTCTGCTAGTTCAGGTTGGTCTCGCGTGCCGGTATATGCGCGCAACGGCGCAGACCATTTGGCGCGGACTTTGTACATTATAGCGCTGTAAATTAGCGAGTTGATGTTAAATCCGTCGCCAACATAGGATGCAAAGTCAGTCATGCGCCAGACTGGCTGATCTTTTGAGACGTTGGGCCATACCAGCGGAAACTTGCCAGACTGACGCTTGGCCTTGCTGAATGCACTGCCGGTCACAATAGAGCGAGCAAACGATAGCCGCTGGCGGATGGTCGGATTAGGCATTATGTTGCTCCGTTAGCATCGTTGGTCCGTTGTCGTCACAATACACAAGCATAGTTAGCGCGGGCGTCACTTCCTCGGCGACTGGGAAAGGGTCAAAAGCTCTGGCAATCTCTAGCGTTACACTTATGTATTCTTGCTCGTTCATTTTGGCCTCACCCGCACCAGTATACTTCTGTCTGCCGTCCGCGCTGCCGCTGTCACAATGCGATTCGTTACAGTATAGTCAACGCCATCCGTCCCGCCACTCAACCACGCAATAGCTCGCACTGTATTGTTACTATCGCTGTCGAGAGTTAAGCCGCTCTCGACAGTGACGGTAGACGTGGTTATAGTATCACCTTGTAACCAGCCAGTGTCACTGGCGGAGCCGTCATTGAGATAACTGTCTTTGGTCGCCCAGTTAAATTCATAATCCAGCACATCGTCTGGGTCTTTGATGTACGTTGGACCGGCCATTTACGCCTTCCTGTCTATCTCTAATTCAATACAAGACACAAAAACTTTCATTTTGCGCACCGTCCCTGTGCCGCCGTTGCTGTTACCGTCACGTTCAACACATCGTTTGTGTTTTTTACAGAACACTACCTACCGCGCTGCTTGTCGAGCTCGCTTTTTACACTCTCAACAATTACATCGGCAACGGCCTGGACCTCACGCTCGAACTCACCCTGATAGGGACGTCCTTCTGTTGCGTCTCTGTAAATTTCTGCAACTAGTTTGCGTAAAGCGGTTGCTATTTTTTCTTTACTCATTGCCTCTCCTTGCTACGCCGCTGCCGCCGTCGCTGTTACTGTCACGTTCAACACGTCGTTATCGTCCAGCACCTTGTCGCCAGCCGTAAACGCGCCAACGCCGTACAGCGTGCCAGAGCTACCGCCTTTTGTATCGTCGGTGGTAACGAACGCGCCGCCAATGGTTGTGTTGTTTGAATCAACAGTAAACACTGCCTTGCTGGCCGAGTTATCCACCGACTGACCGCTGACCGCACCAAGTGTCAAAGTCTGACGCACGGCCTCATCATAGTCTTGAACTTCAACCCAGCCCGCATGACTTCCCATCGTATCGCCAGCGGCAGGCGTTGGCGTGCCGTCAGTGAGGCCAACGTACCAGGCAGCGGTATAGCCTGAGCCTTTCAAATGCTTGTCCAGACTGTCGTCAAGCCCGGCGTTGACAACAAGATTGTCAAACTCCTCAACCCACAGCGGCCGCAACTCGCCATCAGCGTCAGGGCGAAATGCCTCAACCTTGAAATGTGTCCTGAGCGTGCGATCTGCCTGTATCTGCGCTCCACCCTGCGCACCGCCCCCAAAGTTGACCTGAGACTCTTGTAGCATTTTCATTTTTACCCCTCGATATTTTCTGTTCTGGTTTCTTTAAGCACATTCAAGACTCTTTCTTCGTTCAGTATATCAAGAGTCCTTGCCTCTTTAAGAATAAAATAAACCCTATTGGCCGGGACCGCAATGGTCGATTCTACACCCGCGACAGTGACCACGAGCGTCAATCCTAGACCAGCCGCCGCTTGTCCTGCGACCTGTGCTAGAGTCACATAATCAAGTTGCTTGTCTAAATCCAGCGAGCCTTGCGCGTCGGTTTGTCCGGCGGCACCTAGACTGTGTTCAATCGCCAGGCCAAGCGCAACCTCTATCGTATGCTGACCTAATAGTATTATAGCGAGTTCGGTATCAAATGTCAATACCGCTTGTGAGTTTGCTTGGCCGGAAAGCGTTAAATCTTGCTCAACATCAAGGTCTAATAAACCCTGCGTTGCAGCCTGCGCTATGCCGGTCAAGCCGTGCTCAATCGCCAGCCCCAATACAGCCCCCACCGTGCATTGACCCGATAGAATCACAGCAAGATCAAAGTCTAAACCCAGCGAGCCTTGCGCGTCGGTTTGTCCGTCTAGGCTCAGGCTATCTTCACGGTCCAGGCTCACCAGCCCTATCATATCAGCCTGAGCATCAAATGCCAGTGCCTTTGTCAGGCCCAGGTCAAATGAACCTTGCGTATCTGCGATAGCTTCCCGTGCCAGAGCCAACGAGCAGGCCAGAGAAACAGCCCCACTCGTAACGGTTAAACCTGTCAGAGTCAATGCGTCAGTGCGCGCCAGGGTTAATGCGGCCTGAGTGGTTGCGTCGGCGTCTAGCGCAACGACTTGCGCGTTTGCCAGTGTCAGGCCCGCGCTGGTGTCAGCCTGGCCTGCCGATGTCAACACATTAGACCTGGCCATGCTCTGCGCGCTCTGTGTTGCGGACTGTGCAGCCTGGGCTTGCGCCATACTGCGCGCTAGACCCAGCAGGCCCTGAGCGTCCGCATCGGCCAAAGCTGTCAAGGCATTTGTCCTGGCAAGCGTCGCACTTGCTAGAGAATTGACATCGCCAGGCAAGGCCAGGGCGTCGGTGCGCGCCAGGGTCAATGCACCATCATCGGTAATTGCACCAGACGGCACAGGGTGCAACGCCACAGGGTAAAGCATAGGCAGGTGAGCAGCCGTCGTCGGTGAATCCTGGCGAGTCAGGTCACTATCGCCCCACAGGTCAAGCATAGTTGCGTCGGCTTGTACAAATCTCCAATGTGCTACCAGCGGCCTGCCTAAATTTGTCGGTGATTGAGCAGCGCCTAGTGCCTCTATTTCTGATTGAGTTAGCGCAGAATGAAGTATACCGATTTCGGCTAACTCGCCACCGTAATGACGATCGGCGTCACCGTCGCCGCGCCGCCCCATGTTGATTGCGCCGCCACTAATGGCGGCGAGATTCGTATCTGCCGTGCTGGCCTTGACTGCGGTTTGACCTCGCAAGCAGGTCCAAATTTGCAGTTCGTTAGCGGTGGTGTCTCGTTGAGTAAGAATGAGATACCAGTCGGCGCTAGGCAAAATAGCCGCTGTCGTGACAAATATCTGCGTTCCATCGTCGTCATAAACCGTGCAGCGCCACACATTCGGCGTTGCCGCGCTAGCTTCTCGCGTGTACAGATTATACGATCCGTTGACCAATCCATTATTGCTCACGGCATACTGATACAGCGAACCGGTGTTGTCCGGTACGCGAAACCAGCCCCAAACGCACCAGTCCGCGTTGGGTAGGTCCAGAACACTTGCGTTACCGCTATAGTAATCATTGACCTCATCGAACGAGACGGCCATCAAGTCTCCTTGATTTCTACTGCCACCAACTCAGCGTCACCTGTCGCAGTGTCGCTCACGGCATCTCTGGTGACTTTTAGTCTGAATGATTCGCCAACCGCCACACTGTCCATTTGTGCGCCGTCTGTAAATGCTACACTTACGATGTCCACCAGGCCAGACGTGCCCGGGACTGTGGTGCCATCCACCGATTGCACTGCTGCAAAGCCATCGCTGTCCAGGTCCTGCTGCTGATCTCCAATGCGCTCAAAAGCAGCGTCCCAATCAACGTCGCCACTGGTTGCAGTGCTCATGGCGAAATGAATATAAACAGTAAGACCACCGTCTGCATAACGTCGTGGTAAAATAGCTGTGAATACGGCGCTTTCGTTTGTCGATGCGTCAAAGTCCAACACAGGGTGTTGGTTTCTCAAATCCAGCGTTGCGTTATTAGACGATGGCGGCTCGTTGTGGTTAGGCAAGAAAATTAGTAAACTGTCACCGGAACTCATCAGTCCACCTCACCAAATATACGCACAAGCAACGATACATTAACCCGCGCCAGTGCCACGCCACAAAACAAAAGTGTCTTTTGCATAATAGTCAAGCCAGACTGCGCTGCCGCCGGCAGTGCAGAATTAAAACTGGCTTGATTGTCGTCTATCCAGGTATCGGTCGCATTGACCGCAGCTTGTAATTCGGACTTGTTCAGGTCGAGCGGCTGCCGCAAACGACTTAGATAGCGCATAAATCCACGCCATACTTTCTGCCTGGTCTCGGTTGATAGTTCTGCCATAATTACTCCTATCCGAAAAAAACACCGCCTTGCTGCCAGTGCGCCAGTATGACAGCCTCGCCACGATCCGGGCTGCGGCCTAGACGTTTCTTGATAGTCCTTGCGCCTGACCTTGAACTGTCCTTTGGTTCTATTGTAATACCCGCTACCGACGCCTCATACCGTGGCGCGCACAAGTCTGCTAACATTTGTCTGTCGTCTGGCAACGCTATGTCATTACCCGTCCTGGGGTCCAGCGCCTCGCGCAAGCTCCACCACATAGCCGCTCTGGTATTGCGCATTTTAAGCCTGCCCGTTTTGTCACGCATTGTCGAGCCTGCCGCCGGGTCTACTATTTTAGCATTGACACCCGTGGCCTTGAGCGAGTCATAGACTGACGTGCCCACGCCGGTTATTTCAACATTGACCGGCGCGTCTTGTCCGGCCAGCGCAGAGATAACTAACGCCGCCGCCGCTGGACCGTCTTGGACCTGCGAGCCAGGATAGTGCAAAAGCTCATCAAACCAGTTGTCATAGCGTCGACTTATTGCGGTTTCGTCCTTACCACCACGCGATGGGTCAATGCCAAGTGCCGACATTGGCGTTGTAGGCCTTTGTCGCTCTTTCCATCGCGCCTGTGCCAGTTGGACCCACTCGGTGGGGATTACCTGCCACGGGTCAGTATCCTTTGCCACGTCAAAGTCGCCATACAAAAGCTGCGAGCGCAACGGCTCAGGCAGGCCCTGCAAAATACGTCCATAATCAGTGTCACGCAAGAATGGATTGTCATCGAGCCTGGCCGGGATAAACGTGCGTGACCTGGGACGAATTGTCTCTTGCTTATGCTGGAAAGGGTTTCCGCTCTCCACCTCTACGTCCTCACCATCCAGTACCGCAAACCATCGCAACTCACCAGGTCGAGCCGGGCTGGAATGCTGTGAATTGAGCCACGGTCCCCAATAGCTTATTACCCACTCGCCCTCGGCGCTCGTTGGCGGATTACCAGTTCCTATGATGCGCACCCGCTGGCCCGGAATGGTTGTACGTGTCCAGGCTGTGATAAATCGGTACATTGATTCGGTAAATTCTGGCAACTCATCAAAGACCTTGAGGTCATGCGGTCTGCCTTTGTAATCCTCTCTGTTTTGTTCATACTGACAAGAACCAAACTCTATTATACGACCCTCCGGCAAATCGCGCCAAACATGCTCTTGCCCATTATAACGCCCGTGCCTACCAATTATTTCCCGACTGCGTTGAATGAGGCCACGAGCGCCGCCAAGCTGTCTGTAGGTGCGGCGCAAAATCAGCGAGTGCCGGTGCATTGTGCAAGCTAACCCCAAAGCCAAATCAGACTTGCCCCCACCAGCTTGTCCACCAAAAAATAGCTCATCAGCCGGTGACAGCATCGCAGCAAACTGTGGCGACATATTATCGCCCGGTTCGGCTATTGGCAACCATAACTGATTACTCAGTATCAGGTCCGCTATTTTTTTCTTGCTCTGCGGCAATGAGTTGATTGATGAGAGCAAGTCGCTGGCGGTCTGCGTCTTTGCCATATTCCTCTTTTCCGTCTGGTGTTACTGGTGCGACCTTTGTCACCGGCAGCGTCTCCCGCGTAGTTATTCTGGCAAGCTCATCGGCTACTTTAAGCGTAGCTGCTGCATCGCGTAGCTGCTTGGATGATAGCGGCTCAATAATAAATGTTTTACCGCCGTCTTTGACAGTCTCTTGTATAACTGGTAGCGCCAGGTATTCCCTGGCTTTAGCGCGTAGGCTGCGCGCATCCTCAAAGCGGGAGCTTGTCCACTCATCACACTCGGCCTCAAATTTGACACGCCTGCGCTCGATTTCTGCAATGTCGTGGGCTTCGGCACGTTTTTTCCATTGCCATTTTTCGGCATTGTCTTTCCAGGCACCGGGAACACAATTGCCGATTGGGCTATTTTGGGCTTTTTTGGTCTTATTTACAACACCCAACAGACTGCGCTCTGTACCCATCTCCAGGTACACCAAGAACCGCCCGTGCCAGAGCATCGGCTCTAGTCCGTGTTCGTCGTGGCGTTGGCGGGTCCAGGGTTGGTTAGTCATTTTCTATCAGCTTTGGCGTCTTGCCTGTTGCGTCTGCCCAGCGTTGTAGAGCGACGGCTACGTATTTTGGCTCTATTTCAACGGCGCGGCATTTGCGATTTAGGCGCTCGCAGGCTATGAGGGTTGTGCCTGAACCGAGATAAAAATCTATCGCCGTCTCGCCAGCCGTCGTGTACATCTCCAAAATCTCTATGTATAACCCAAGTGGCTTTTGCGTTGGATGAAACCGCTCCTTTTCCTTTCCAATCAAGCCGTTGTACTCAAATGTTATTTTCTTTACCGACTTTCGTTCAAGATTTGTCCAGGCAAGTTCGCAATCCCCAAAGGTTGGCATTGTGTTCAATTTGTCCCAAACAATCCAATGGGTTGAACGAGGTAAAATATCTGCGAAAAAATTGCCACCAAATATTATTGCTTTATCTGCCACGCCTAAATGTAAATCAAAAGTTTCTTGAGCTGGTCTACTGGCGTCCCAAACATCACTGTATTGACGCCGCGCAATGGGGGGGCCAAAACCGCCAAAGCCATCAAAGCCCTTGTCACGCTTGACTCCATAAGGCGGGTCCGTAAAAAGCATATCAGCCCTCTCCCCACCCATCACCCGCTCCACAACCGCATTGTCCGTGCAATCCCCGCAGACTAGTTTGTGACTTCCAAGCTCCCACAACTGCCCTAGTTCGGTCCCCCATTGCTTTTGCAGCTCTGCCGCCTTATCAACTTGTGGCTCAACATCTTCAACATCACTCACCTCATCCCCATCACACATCGCCCGAATCTCTTCCAGTCGCTCCAGGTCAAAACCAGGCAACTCCTCAGCCTTCGGTATGCTGTCTGTCAGAGCTTTCAGCCGCTCAAGGTTAAAACTTGACGCATCTCCCAGCGCGTTATCGGCCAGCGCGTATCCCGTCGCAACCACAGGCTCGTCGTCAACCCGCGCTGCCGCAACATGCGTCCAACCAAGAGACTTTGCCGCCGCAAGCGTGCCGTTACCCTTTTCCACCGTGCCGTCGGAATTGGCAACCAATGGTGTGCGCTGCCCATATTTATTCAGACTTGCAGCTATGCCCTCAACATCGTGCCCTTCTCTGGCGTTGGACGGGTCAGGATGTATGGTGTCAATTTCAACCAAAAGTGACAAAAGGCTGTCTATAACCTTGTGCCTTGTTCGCGTAGCGGTTTGATATTCTTCCTTTTCTTCACTCATAATCTAATTATACCATATTGTGCAAGCAACCCGTGATAGGGTTCCACGTTGCGTCGGTCCAATTGATACCCTTTTCGCCAATTTGCATATTCATCTATTTTTGCTCCTTTGCTTTTTCTTTGTTGTACAACTCGCTAATGGCCACGGTCAACGCCGTGGTTTGCGTGCCGTATTTATCCGCGAGGTACTCGATCTGGTTTTGCGTCGCGGGCGCAATCCAGTACGTCTTTCT